ATTCGTTCTTGCTCCTCGAGCTCCTGCATGAGTTGGTCTTGGTGGTACCACCACTGGTCGCAGTCTTCCATCACACCCACCATCGGCTGTGGTGATGGGGCTGGTAGACGCGGGCTCTCCAGGCGGGGTTCGGCAGACGCTCCCGCCGATCCCGTTTGTGGTGCGGGAAGGGGCGGGTGAGCATGTAGTACCCGAGAGCGATGAAGCCGACGCCAGAAGCCAGAGCGACGAGGGCGCAGTAGATGTGCTGCAGGACGGTCATGCGGCCACCTTGCGGGCAAGGTCGTGCATGACGGAGGAGGCTTGCATCTGCATCTCGTCCAGAGCGTCAGCCTCATCATCGTCCACGCCAAGTCGAGCGAGATGCACCTGATAGGCTGCGGCCTTAGCAGCCTCCATCGTGCGGGTCTCGGTCAATGCTCGCCACTCATCGCCGAAAAAGTGCTTGTCTGCAGTCGGCTGATGATTCTGGATTCTGGCCCAGAAAGCAGCCTGCCACTTCAGTGCGATCGCGTCGTTCATGACTGCACCTCGCGGGCGAAGCGCAGGGCTTGGAGCATCATGCGGTTCTGGTTACGAGCCATCGTGATGTAGGCCGTCATCTTCGGGTTCTGGCGGGCGTACTCCATCGCCTGATCTCGTCCGGCGCGGAGCTGACCTGCGGTGATTCCCCACCGAATCGCGGGAGGCAGGTGGGACGGGATGGGTCTGTATCTCATGGTCAATTCCCCTGTGTGTATGTAATCGACGGGTGAATCCTAAACCGGCTCCGGTAGCCATGTCAACACTTGTATCCATCTTTTTTTTGCCGTATGCTTCCGGTCGTTAACAACGGAGGTCTTATGACTGTCGATGAACTTGTCAAGAAGTACGGCAACCAAAGCGCCATTGCGCGGCGGTTCGGTGTCACGCGGGCAGCGGTATCGAAGTGGGCGCGTGTTGGCGTGCCGGAGCGGTATGCGTTGCGTGAGCTTGCTGGCGAGGTTGTGGCCGAGCTCAAGGAGGAGGATCAGTCACGCAGCACTCGGCGGCTGATTCGCAAGATCGAGGCTGGGTTGCGGCCTACGCCTGACAGCCCATGAGCCGCACTGCGTACCATCGTGCGTACTACCGGGCTCATCTGGAGTCTCGCCGCGAGGCATCGAGGCTGACCAAGCGGCGGGCTCGATGGGTGCGCGGTGTGGTGGAGGTCATCTGCGAGGCCGTGGAGGAGGCCAGGAGACGACAAGGCCCCTGACGGGGCCTGCGCGGTCGGGGAAATCGACCTAGTTGCGCAGGGGTACGCGCAACGTCACAACAGATTACCGGCCTGTGTGCCGGTACACAAGGGGAACCATGAACTTCTATCCACGTCATGTTGGGGATTACGCGAGGGACGCCGGTCACCTGACTCTTATCGAGCATGGGGTCTATACCCTGCTGCTTGACCGGCTGTATGCAACTGAACGCCCGATCCCTGCAGGTGAGCCGTACCGAATTGTTCGGGCGGCAAGCCGTGCTGAGAGGGCTGCGGTTGATGCTGTTCTGGCTGAATTCTTTACGCTGACCGACGACGGTTGGCGCAACAAGAGGGTCGACCAGGAGATTGAGCGGATGGCTGAGAAGCGTGTCAAGGCACAGCAATCTGCACAGTCTCGGTGGGATGCGAACGCTATGCGAACGCATACCGAACGCAGTGCGGACGCAGTGCGAAGGCAATGCTCTCCAATAACCAATAACCAAACGGAGTCTTTCCAAGCCTCATTTCAATCGTCTGGGGTTGGTAGAAAGGGGCCGGTTGCAGTCCAAGAGCTTTTGAAAAAGGGGAAGAAATATGGGCGATGAATGGGGGGAACAGAAATGGAACGCGAAGCCGAAGGCCGAGCCCGCACCGCAAAACGACCGGATGCAGTGGGCAAGCCAGTCGTCTGCCGAGCATTGGCGCGAGGCGATTGCAGACCCGGTTGGTAGGCTCCGATGGATGGAGGCTCGGTTTGCTCGAGGCCCGTCAAACCTTGACGCATTCAAGGCCGAGGTCGGCGAGGCAATCAGGTCAGTAGACCCGCAGCTCGTGCTGGGTGATCCGCATGTCGTTGGGATGGTGCGGGCGCTGTTCGGTGAGCGTGGGGTGACACGACTACGGGAGAAGGTGCGATGACGCTTTACACGCATTCGGGTGCGCTGCCCGCCCACAGGTACATCTGGATTGAGCCTAACGCCATCGGCCAGCACGACTGGCTGCGCGGGGTGTGGTTCGGGCTGACCTCGTGGCCGGGACGGGCGTGGGGGTGTCATGTCCTGCTCGAAGGCGGGGCGGTATACCGGAATGTCCCGCTCCACCAGCTCGCGCACCGCAAGACCGACGAGCCTTGGCGAGCGTCGGACGCGCAGACATGGGATGCCTACGGGTGGCAGTTTGCTGCCCTCGAATACCCGTACCTCTCCTCGATGAACGCGAAGGTGCGGCTGCAGGATCGGCGCGAGATGGCGGGCGAGTATTGGTTCACGGTGTCGCCGGTCGCCGATGCGTTTTCAGCGGTGCCAGAACAGTCGAAAGAGTTTTACTTCTGCGGGCTGGAGAATGGCCGCATCACCGCGCAGCCGACAAATTATGTGCTGCTTGAGGACCGCTCGTTTACGGCTGCGCTGGAGTGGCCGAAATTCCTGCGCCGGCAGACCGACTGGCATAGCGCGGAGGATTCAGAGTGAAGTATCTGTCTGTCTGCAGCGGCATCGAAGCCGCATCCGTCGCATGGCACCCGCTCGGGTGGGAGCCGGTGGCGTTCAGCGAGATCGAACCGTTCCCGAGCGCCGTGTTGGCGCATCACTATCCGTCTGTCCCGAACTTCGGCGACATGACCAAATTCCAAGAGTGGCCTGATGAACCAGTTGAGCTTCTTGTCGGAGGAACCCCCTGCCAATCCTTCAGCGTCGCGGGGCTCCGCAAGGGCCTCGAAGACCCTCGAGGAAACCTCATGCTTACGTACCTTGCAATCGCTCAGCGTTACCGGCCTCGATGGCTTGTCTGGGAAAACGTCCCCGGCGTCCTGTCATCAAACGGAGGACGGGACTTTGGCACCTTCCTCGGGGCGTTGGGGGAGCTGGGGTATGGGTGGGCCTACCGAGTCTTGGACGCTCAATGGTTCGGAGTGGCCCAGCGCCGCCGTCGTGTGTTCGTTGTCGGACATCTTGGAGACTGGCAGCGTGCCGCCCAGGTTCTTTTTGAGCGCGAAAGCGTGCAGCGGAATCCTGCGCCGAGCCGGGAAGCGCGGCAAGGCGCTGCCGCCAGCGTTGGAGGCGGCCCTGATGGCGGTCGCATCGCCGGCGCTGTAACGCGCAAGTGGTCGAAGGGCAGCGGCGGTCCGGCGGGCGATGAGTGCTACAACATGGTCGCGCAGGTATTCAAAGTCCGTGGCGGCGTTGAGCGCGAGGATGGCAGTCGGGGCAGCACCAACATCGGCAAGCAGGCGGGCAAGGGCTACCTCGGCAGCGAGGAACGCGCGTTCACGCTGGCGGCGGCGCAGGATCAGTTTGTGGCGCAGCCCGTCGCCTTCCACAACCGCCAAGACCCCGACGTGAGCGGCGACATCACGCACCCGCTCGGAGCGAAGGACAACGGCATGGCGGTCGCGCAGCCGGTGGCGTTTTACGATTATTTGGGCAGCCAAGGGGGCGGCGTAGAGGTTGGCATTAGCCCGACGCTAAAGAAAAAAGACGGGGTTGCCGTTACTCAATTTGTCGCGCAGCCGGTGGCGACTGTGATGCAAGTCCGCCGCCTCACGCCCGTCGAGTGCGAGCGGTTGCAGGGCTTCCCTGACGGCTACACCAACATCCCGTGGCGCAAGAAGCCCGAAGCACCGGACGGGCCGCGCTACAAGGCGCTCGGTAACAGCATGGCCGTGCCGTGCATGGCCTGGATTGGTCAACGGATCGCGGAGGTGGACCGTGGCGATTGAACTCGACGACTGGGACAGGGAATGGCTCTCGCGCGCGCACTCGGAATCAGAGTACCGGGCGAAGGTGAAGGAGCTGATGGAGCGCTGCGCCGAATACGGTGCCGAACTCGAGCGGCTGCGCGGGCAGCGCACCGGCTGCGGCTACCCCGCGTGCATGGTTGATGGCCGCTGCGCCCGGATGTGGGCGGGCGAGTGTTCTGGACCGAAGGAGGTGAAGCCGTGACCGACAACATCACCCTGCCCCGCGCTGTGATTGAGCAGGTGCGGTCGGCAATACGAGGGTTTTACAACAAATATAGTGCAGAGGCAGCGCATGAAGATGCCGGTCGCGCTATCGCCGCCCTCGACGCCGCGCTTGAGCAGAAGGAGACCTTCGCGGACTCTCTGGTGCGGCGGTCGTGGGAAGCGCATCGCGCCGCGCTTGCGGAGCCGCCCGCCACGCCGGAGCCGGTAGCGAAAGCATGGGCTGAAGGTTATCAACAAGGCGTACAAGACGAGCGCACCAGCGAGGCAAGCATTGGCATCGCAGGGTTTGGGGCAAAGGTAGAACCAGCGCGTCAAAACCCATACGCAGCCCTACCCGCACCGGAGCCGGACGCCATCGCCCGAGCGGTTGAGGCCGAGCGGGAGGCGTGTGCGGAGGTCTGCGACGCGGAGGCGACCATTGAGGGCATCGCGCAGCGGTGCGCCGCCGCCATCCGTGCAAGGGGGAGCAAGTGAGCCTCGCCCTGCTCACCGAGATCCGCGACGCACTGCGCCGCACCGACCCCGCCTGGTGCGCGTTGCACGACGCCGAGCAGATCAGCGACGAGGAGCTCGAGGAGCTCATCGGGCGCGTCGAGGATGCCGTGGAGGATGGTGATGGAACGCCCGCCTGACTTCAGCGGCCTGATCCGCTTTCTGCTCGAGGTGCTGACCGTGACCATCGGCGTGTTCCTGTTCTTCGTGGTGCTGTTCGCGTGGATCGCGTGACTCGCAAGGCAGGCCGACCGCCTTCGGTGACGATGGCGCAGTACCAACGGGTTCTCGATGTGAAAGCCGCCCGTGCGGTGCTGCCGACGAACAAGGAACTCGCCCGTGAGCTCGGGGTTCCGGTGAGCACCATCCACGGCATAATCAATCGCGGGCTAAAGGTCTACCACCAGAGGGGGTCCGATGGGCGCAAGTCAAAGGCGTAAGGGCGCAGCCGGTGAGAACGAGCTCGCCAAGATCCTGAGCGATCAGCTCGGCTGGGTGGTCAAGCGCAACATCGGGCAGGCACGGGATGGCGGGGACGACATCACGACCGGCCAGTTTCGCTGGGAGGTCAAGCGCAGGAAGGGCATCGCCGTTCACGAGTGGGTCGAGCAGGCCGTCCGTGCATCCGGTCCCGGCGACATCCCGGTTGTCGCGTGCCGGGGTGACGGCAAGGGTTGGCTCGTGGTGATGCGCCTCGAGGACGCTCTGCCGCTGATCTGTGGCGAGTTGCCGCAGCGGTAGCCGGGGGGTAGACTTGGGGTATGACCGAGACTGAGCGGAAGCCTTGCCTCAACTGCAACGACAGCGGGTGGGTGGCCGATTCGTCTGGCGGGTGGGTGCGGTGTCCGGAGTGTGACCCGCCGCCCCCGCCCACGGCCAAGGTCGAGTTCCACCGTGGCGCGAGGGTGCGCCGTGCTGACGAGAAGGAGGCCGCGTGATGCCTGGTCTATACGAAAACATCCACGCCAAGCGCGAGCGCATCAAGGCCGGTTCCGGCGAGAAGATGCGCAAGCCCGGCAGCAAGGGTGCGCCGACTGCCAAGGCGTTCCGCGAATCCATCAAGACCGCGCTCAAGCAAAAGTGAAGGCGCAGCTGCTCGGAGACAACGGCGACCAGGAGGAAGGCGAGGATCTGTTCGGCTTTCGTCGCCGAAGAGGTGGTGCAAGTCTGGGGGGAGCCGTCGGCAGGGTGCCAAGACTTGCGCCGAGGGCTACCGCCGG